CTTGAGGATAGGCTGGATGAGGTTGCGGAGGAAGTGCGAGGCCACCTCCTGCTTGGAAAGATCCCCTCCTACATACGAAAGAAGCGGATCGCAGAAGATGACATCAAGTTGCATCCGAACCACAATCTTACGGACGAGGTCAGCGAAGTCCTTGCCTGTCTTGGTGGTCTCGGTGAAGAAGCGGAGGTTCTCGCGCAGGAGCGCCTTGTCATCCCTGGACAGGTTCATCGCCGAGGTCACCCCTTGGTAGGACTCGGCCAAGTCGCCAACATCGCACTCAGCCTGGATGACGCCCACCTTGAGCGCTCGCTTGACTGGGATGCCGAACAACTCGCGGCCGAGCGCCCAAGAGCAAGCCGTCTGCATCGTGAAGGAGGACTTGCCGATGCCCGACTGCCCGGTGATGAGCAGGGAGCCACCCTTGCACAGCCAGCGGCCGTGGCCGATCATGTGGTTCGGGTCGTGCTGGGTATCGTAGGTCTCTAGGAAGTCGGTACGGAGTTCGTCGGGGAGGTCTTGGCCGTCCTTCCAGATAACCCAAGAGTCCCAGTCCTCGGCGCCTACTTTGAGCGCCAGAACCTTCTGCTCCTTCTCCCCGCGCATCACGCCGCCTAGGCGAGACCAGCGGGAAGGGTTCTTGTTCTGAGGGTCTGGTTCGTGGTCGGTGAGGAAGTCATACACAGTATTACGACGCTCCTCCCATTGCTCCTTGGTCTCCGCATCCACCTTCACCCAGGCGTGGACAGACTTGCCACCAGACTCGATGAGCGCCGTGATGGGTAGGTTGGACTGGTGGAAGATGGCAATCTGTTCGTCCCGGCTCTTCTTGTCGAACTCGACCAGCACATGGCGGTAGGACGATACGGAGTTGTCCGTCCCATTGAAGTCATCCACCTTGAAAGGATTGATGCGAATCCAGGCGCCCTGCTCGGACTGCTGGTAGTGCTTCTTGCCCTTGGCATCTGGGCTGAAGAAGCGGGCGATCCACTCGGCTCGCGTAAGGAAGTTTCCCTTGGAGGCTGGGAAGTACTTGCCGTCCTCATTCTGCCCAGCCTCGTTGGTGATGCAGACCACCTCGTCATCCTTGAAGGCGGCGAGCAGGAGGTCGGCCGTGCCGATAGGTACTGAGCCAAAGGCAATCTCGGCCACGCGCTTCGGGTCAAACATCATGCGGCCATTGGAGCCGACGGCTCGCTCAGTCTTGCCGAGCCAACCCTTCGGGCGTTCGTGCGGCTTCACATAGGCGTCATTCAACTTGTGGCGCAGATCCTTCTCGCCCCAGGGCGGGGCGCAATGCGAGAGGTTCCACTCCTGGAGCAGAGACCACGCATCGTCCCAACCCAGTTCAAATCCGTGGGCGAGGATGCTGGCCGCCCGGTAGGTGGCAGGGTGTCCACCCTGTCCAGAAACGGCGGGAGGCAGTTTGGCAAGGTAGGCTCTCGCCCCCTTGACTCGGTCTTGGGCTGTCATCGTGTCTACTTGTAGTAGTTGATCACCAGCGGCAGACAAGCAACATTGTAGTCAATCCAATCCCTAGCGGTCTCATCATCCCAATCCTTGTTGATATCGCGGAAGATTCTGATGAGTTCGTGGAAACTGTAGATGAGTGTCCCATTGGGCATTTTGCCTACGATGGCTTTGTCAAAGGACTTGCGCGGTTCAAGCCGCGCCAGTTCCTTGGTTTTTTTGCGCTTTGACTTCATCTTGGATTGATTCGACAAGTTGGATGCGTTCGCCGATCCACCGGGCGCAAGGGACTGCCCAAGAGTTACCGATGGCCTTGTAGCGAAGACCAGCGGGACACTTGTCGGCTGGCTTGCCATTCCAGGCAATCTTGGTGTAGTCATCGGGGAACCCCTGGAGCCGCTCGCATTCCCGCTCTGTGAGCCTTCGGACGCGCATCTCGTAGTCGGTGGCCTCGGAGATGGCCGTCACTTCCGCAACGGCTTCATCGGAGCATCCACCGCGAGAGCCTTTGCAGGTCGTGATCGCGGGAGCGATAGGCTGACCAACGGCGCGTGGCCCCTTGGAGATAAGGGTAGCCATATGATCTTCCTGCTTGATGTGCGGTTCATAGGCCGCGTTGACGCCTTGGTTGTAGGCGGCGCGGTCTATGACCACAGGCTCAATCTGGGGAATCAGCCTTCCGGTGTAGGCGTCTTGGCCGCTGTACGCTCCAGGATGGCTGTCAGCGCAGATTGCTCCGACGCATCGGTTGAGACCATTTTCATCAACGCCTTTTCCAGCATTGCTGGGATCGGCCTTCCCCTTACCTTTGACCGACGAAGAATCCCAGCACAGGCTTTTGGAGTCAAATAGTACTGCGGCGGCAGATTGCCAGTCTCCAGCACGACACGCAACGAGCCAGACACGCCGCCTCCGCTGGGCCACACCGAAGTGGACAGCGTCAATGACCCTGTAGGCCCACCCATACCCGATGTCCCCCAGCGCTGTGAGGAGGGACGCAAAATCTCTTCCTCCGTTCGATGTAAGGACGCCGGGGACATTTTCCCAAATGAACCACTTGGGTTGCAGGTGTTCAACAAGTCCAAGGGTGACAAGGGCCAGATTGCCACGAGGGTCGTCCAGTCCTTTTCTGAGTCCTGCTGTGGAGAATGCTTGGCAGGGGCTTCCAGCGCAAACAAGGTTAACTGATCCGGGGACGAGTCCCCAGTCTTTCCATTTGGTGATGTCGCCATAGTTTTTAGTCGTTGGGTAATGGTGCGCCAGAACGGCGGAAGGGAACTCTTCGATTTCAGCGAAGCCTTTGCATTCCCATCCAAGGGGAGTCCAGGCTACGCTCGCGGCCTCGATGCCGCTGAAGAGCGAAAGGTAGTTGAGTTTCTTTGGGGTCATGGGTGGCTTGTTAAAAGGGTATGTGTAAGACCCATCGCCCTGTCCAGCGAAAAGGTATTGATCTTGTGCGGTGGCGATGGTGAACGCTCGGTCTTCTGCGCCGAGGTATCCCTTCCCGGCCATCTTCCCGATGTTGGTGGAACCGCGAGAGCCGTCTTCACGCTCTACGCCGCCCCTGATCTTAAAGCAGATGGGTTTCATTTGGTGGCTCTGTAGTAGCCCACCCTGCGGTAGTCTCCTTCGATTGCAACACGAAAAAACTTTCGTTCCATGATTCCTTTTTTGACGGCAAGGTTAAGCGCGTTCCTGGTAGAAGTGCGAGAGATGCCCCACTTCTTCTGCCACTCCTTGGCATTATAGAAGTTTGGCGGGATCTTATCAACCTCAGACAACCTCTCCTGGTGGATGAGGTCTAGAAGCCTTTGCGCTTCTGATTTGGGAGATGCCATTGTTCGCCGTTGTCGTGCGTGTGGAGCGTCGGATGAAGTGAGTTATCGTTGTACTCACCAAAGACGAATCCTTGGCTCCATCCAAGTGTAGAGCGCCGGGTGTTGGCGTAGTCCATAGCGCCACGTCGCGTGAGCGTACCGACGCTGATGCCGATGGGAGAATCAATGCGACGTCCTACCTGTTGCATGGTCTTATGCGTGTGGGCGAAGATTACGTTGCCATACATCTCGGCCATATCGCGGGCTGAGTTCTCGTTGTAAATCGTGCCGTGCGTAAAGGTATAGTTGCCCAACTTGTAGACTTGCCATACCCCGGTGTAGGGGATGTACATGGCGTCTTGTTTTAAACAGGTAGCCTGGATCGCCTCAAGTGACGTCTCGGCCGCGCGTACCCTAAGTTGGTTGCTTGATCTAAGGTCGCGGCGTAGGCGGGCTTCGTGGTTGCCTTCAATGACAACCTTGGCGCCTAGTTCACGGATAAAATCCAGGCCGCCGTCTAGGTCTGGCTTGATGGCATCACCCTCTCCGTTCGCCGACCCCATGTGAGCGGACATATCCGTGAAGTCACCTAGGTGGATGACAGTATGGGGGCGGTATTCCTTCTTGAACGCAAGGACGGCGGCTACGGCCTTTGGGTCTGCATAGATGCCGTGGGAACAACCCACAGCCATAAACCGCCGCCAGCCAGAGCCTTGCGTAATGGACTTCATACCTTAGCCTTGAGTCTAGCCTTCTTGAACGCCCGGTAGCGCTTCTGGTATGTTCGCTGGTAAGCGTTCTTGTGAATAACCTTGGTAATATCGTGAATAGCCTGGGCGGCTTTAAGGCTCATCATCACGAAGGAGTGATTGCCCTTCTTCGCCGCCATGATCGCCCTCCCTAGGGCTGGCAATCCGTCGGTCTTTCGGTGCGATACGGCGCTCTCCCGGCTTGGGTTCGGGGCAGATGAAGGTTGGGACATTAATAAGTTCCTCGGCCTTTTTTAGGCTTATCCCTAACGATTTCGCCCTTTCCTCTAGGTCGGGTAGGTTCTCCTTTGTTATCCTTTTGAATCGTGGCTTGGTCACGCTTGGGATTGGAAAGACCTTCCTGGAGGACTTCAATCTTCTTCTGAAAGCCGATGCGGGTGTCGGCCAGAGCCTCGGCAAGGGAGATCATCCGATGTTCGGCAAACTTGAGTTCGGTTTTGAGGCGCTCGTTCTCGGCCTCTAGGACAAGGATTTTCTCAAAGAGGTCTTGGTACATTTCGCTCACGACTGCTTGCCCTCCTTGGCGGCGTTCCAATCTGCTTCTAACTTCTTGCGGCGTTCGTAAGGCACTTCCCAATCGACCATGTCAACCATCGCATCCCCTGCCTTGGTCAGCCGCTCGACCTCGGCCTTGAGGCGGGCGTTCTCGGCAATAGTATCATCGAACAATGCTCGGTTGAACTGTGCGTGTAGTTCACTCACATCGACACGGAGGCTTGCCAGACGATACCGCTCGGCTTCGGCCTTGAGTTCGGCGTAGTCCTCCCACGCTACCCATCGACCTTCAAATGCTTCGACCATACTTGCCGAATAATCGAATTCGATTTCACCGCAAGGGTCGCCATTGGAGATGTTGACCATCTCCTCGTTGTATCGCTTCGGTTCGCTCACGACTGCACCCCCTTGGCCTTTCGTAGAAGTTCAGCAAACTCCCAAGCCCGAAGGTCTTGTCTTTCGTGGCGTTCATCAAGGTCGATGATAGTCAAATCAATGGCCTTGGTCAGCCGCTCGACCTCGGCCTTGAGGCGGGCGTTCTCGGCCTTGAGTTCTTCGATACTCATACGCGGCGGGGGACTTGTGATCCGGCGACCTCGAAGCCGTCGAGCTCGTAGGAGTAGGTGATGCCGACCCAGCCACCGGCGGCGGCGTAAGCCTGGAGCGAGACCTTCACGGCGCCGTCCTCGTGCAGGGCTTCGTGATAGTGGTGCAGGAGTTTCTTCATGCGGCTCGAGGCGATGGCCGACTTGGCGGAGCAGATGTCCCCGGTCATGATGCGCTCGTTGATTTCATAGACCTCGGAGAGCAGGGCGACCATGCCGTCGAGGTGGCGGAAACTACTCATGGGGGTGAGCGTCGGGGGTGATGGCGCCGCGGATGATACGGCTTTCCATGTCGGCGATGACTCGCTCGTTGTGCATGGCGACGGCGTAGGCCCGGTCGTGCTTGGCGATCCAATGCTCGCGGGAGTGGGAGAGCCGGGTGACCTCCTGACGGAGCAGGCGGTTCTCATCGTCGGTCTTGTCGGCCAGAGCCCGCAGCGCGTTGCAGTTGCGGTGCAGCTGACGGGCGATGCTCCAGGGGAAGAGCCACCAGAGGCGGGGGAGGGAGTCGGGTCGGATGATGGTCATGGGATGGTAGGGGC